AAATAAAAGTATGGATAGACATTTTTTTATCTCTGTTTCGACTTACAAGTCAAACAGAATGGGCGAGGAACTCAGTTCCTATGTTGAGAAGAAATACCATCATATGGTAGTTCTTAAAAATGACTTCTTTGATATAAAGGCAGACATTCAGGCGAAGATGCAGGAACTGGAAGAGAAGTATAAAAGATGTAAGCCGTTTCGCATTACTTTCTATGAATTCCCAGACCGCTATGGAGTCGAGTGCCCGGATATAACCGTTCGACCCGACACCGATACTGATAAGATAGTGCTTTGTCTGCGTTCAGATTATGTAAGGAATGCTATATTAGAATACAGGAGGCCCTAACTTATGATAATTGAAAGAACTTACCACCCCTCAGAACTACATCATGGTGTGTGCAGTTTCTGCGGGGATGAATCCGATGAGATAACAGAAGAGGGCCTCTGCGTCGATTGTGTAGAAGCCGAGTTGTTTTACCAAGAAACGATGAAAGATTTATGAATGGAATAATTGATACTTTAGAAATGTATGTGCCGGATGTTATTTCGGCAAAGTTGACCCTCGACAAAGTCTTGGCAAGAGCAGATGTCGAGAGAAAAGTGTTGGATATGGAACCCATCCTTGGCGGGATGGTGCTGCATTATTCTTCCAGTGGTCGCGATCTTGAATTGCTTTACAGCCCTTCTGTGAAAAAGCGTTGGAATGAGAAAGGCATTGCCGGGTCTAAAGTCAGATACATACAGCGTGATGTGAAAGGAAATATCATCGAGGATATGTGCCGTGAAGGGGTCCTGATGAGTGGCGGCACGTTCTTCGTATCGTGCGATCGATGTGTCTCTGTTAGTTTTGGCAGTGGCTCTGAAGCATATGATATAACAACCATTGAAATCCTGGAACAGTAAGATGGAGAATAACATACCTGATAAAGTCTCTTGGCGAGTAGTTGATGCTTGGGCTGCTATACCACCATGCGACCCTTCTAGCTCTCATCCTTATTGTCACGTTCAGTGCCCATATTTTTACGAATGCTATCCTGAAGAATATGATGAAGATGAATAAAGTAAAGGAAGAAAGACTTATGAATGCAGTTCTACTTGAAATATACGGCATGTCGGCTGACGGGAAGCATTTCACCAGACAGGAGCGAAAGTTATTTTTCAATTCATTAAATGCCAAAAAGATGAAGAAAATCAGTGAAGACTTAAATCCAAAGTGCGAAAGGATATCGCAGAAAACGTATGAATACCTCTTCAAAGTGTCAGGTCAGGCCGACTGCCTGGGGTGGGACATGCACATTCTTGCAGACAGTCTGGATAAAGACCATGCCACTGGCTTTGACGGTTTCTTGTGGCTTCACAATATGGCAGCACGTGTCGAAGCTTTATCCAGTGAAATAGTTGAAGTGATTAACCGTCTTGAAGACGATAACAAGATGCCGTTATGAAAATACCCCCCCCAATGTATGTAGTCACCGGCCTATGGCACGGACATCGTCGAGAGGCCATCAGTCTGCCTTGCAGCCGTCTGAAGGCCGTAGAGTTGAGAGACTGGACACGCCGGACGTTTCAGAATGTCAGCGTGTATGTGGATATCCAGATAAGAGAATGTAAGGGCATATGAAGTACGTTGTCACAGCTATAAGCCGCCTTCCCGGAGAGCGGGAGGCCGTCACCAGTCCCAAGGACAAAGAATCGGCAGTCCGGCTGTGTGTGCAACTAAAGTTGGTAAAGGCCGGCAAAAGGGTATGGCTGCGACCGCGTATAAAGCCCTTTCCCTGGCAGGAGGAGAGGCTGCTTTTTACCTCCCCCCATAGCAGAGTGTGAATGTATTTTGCAAACCCGTCGTTCAGTAGTAACTTTGCGGCAGGTCACTAATCATTTAGAACGATATGATACCAGTACAGAAGATCTATGATGCCACGCGCCAGGGGCTTGACATTATCCTTTGGATATATCCTCAGGCTGCTGAGTGCGTAGGCGTGAAGGGCAAGAAATTCAAGGTGCGCGATGAGAAGACGCCTTCTGCTTGCCTCTATCAGCGCAAGAGTGAGAAATATGGCGACATATGGGGCGTGACGGACTTTGGTGGCGAGGGATGGCGTTCGGCCATCCAGCTCTATATGGAGGACCGCCACCTGAGCCAGGACCGCTTCAACGAGGCCGTGCTGCAGATTGCGGCACAGTTCAACGTGACCGACGAGCTGGACCGCTCCGTCAACAAGGCTGACTTCACCGAGCGCGATGCCAGGGCTGATGAGCCGGACGGGCACCGCGACTTCGAGACGAAGGACTTCACCAAGGAAGAACTGGCCGTGCTGGGTCCCAACGTGACGCAGGAACACGTCGAGGCGCTGCACTGGCACTCGGTGAAGTGGTTCAGCTACACGAAGGATCGCAAGACGCGCATCCGGTACTCGAATGAGCACTACCCTATTTTCATGCGTGAGTGCGTCGTGAAGGAAGCCCGCACACTGCCTGACGGAACGGATCAGGAGGAAGTGAAGTTCTACAAGGTCTATGAGCCGCTGAATCCGGACAAGGCCTATCGCTTCCAGTACTTCCCTGCAGGAGTAAAGCCCGCGAAATATATCAATGGCCTGCGTGAACTGATCCGGGCAAAGGAGCAGTTCAACGCAAAGGAGCAGAGAGAATGGGAGTCCACGCATACCGAAGATGAACCCTACAAGCCGCAAAAGCTGCGAGAGGCCTTCATCTGCTCGGGCGAGCGCGATGCGCTGTGCTGCCGCTCACTCGGCTACATGCCGCTATGGTTCAATAGCGAGACCTATCACCTGGCCGACGATGAGGTGCGCGAGATTATGCAGCACGTCGACACGCTCTACAACATTCCGGATATTGATGAGACGGGAGTGAGGAAAGGCACGGAGCTGGCACTACGCTTCATCGACGTGCGCACTGTCTGGCTGCCCGACTGGCTGGGCAACTACCGCGACAACCGGGGCAAGCCACGCAAGGATCTGCGCGACTGGATGGAGCTGCGCCACACGAAGAAAGAATTCAAGTTCCTGATGCAGATGGCCATGCCTTCCCGCTTCTGGAAGACCACGCCCAACAAGAAAACTGGCGAGACACGTCACTCGATAGACACGGCCTGCCTCTACAATTTCCTGAAGCTGAATGGCTTCTATGCGCTGCATGATGACAACCAAAAGGACACCAGATACGTTAAGATAGACGGCTACATCGTGCGCTCAGTGACGCCGAAAGACATCCGCGAGTTCGTACGCCAGTGGGTCATCGAGCAAGTACGCGACTTGTCAGTACTTAACCTGGTGCTCGACACTCCCAAGCTGTCGGCCGGAATGCTGGAGAGCATCGACGAGATCACGCTGGACTTTACCTCTTTCGATGCCCGTAGCCAGCTGTTCTTCTTCCCCAACGTTTGCGTCCGGGCCACTGGCAGCGGTCTGGAGGTCATCAAGAAACAGGACTTCAAGTTCCAGAACTATGTGTGGGCAGAGAATGTCATCGGCCACGACTTCCGGCTGCTGGATGACTTCTTCACCATTGCCAGGCATGTCGACGAGGACGGCCAGACAAAGTTCTCTATTACCATAAATAAGGTGGGCTCGAACCTGATGGGCTACTTCATCAACTCTTCCCGGCTGTTCTGGCGCAAGGAGATGGAAACACGCTTCGACAACGACCAGGAGCGACTGCAATATCAGCAGACACACCGCTTCGATATCATGGGTGAGAGTCTGACCGATGACGAACGCCAGGAGCAGCAGCAGAACCTCATCAACAAGATATTCACGCTCGGTTACATGCTGCACCACTATAAGAGTCCTTCACGTGCCTGGGCTCCTATGGCAATGGACAACAAGATTGGCGAGGAGGGCGAATGTAATGGCCGAAGCGGCAAGTCATTCTTCTTCAAGGTGCTGTCGCTGATGATGAAGACGGTGAAGTTGTCCGGGCGAAACCCCAAGCTGATGGACAATCCCCACGTGTTCGACCAGGTGACGCAGCACACCCAGATGCTGCTCGTGGATGACTGTGACCGTTATCTGAATACCGGCCTGTTCTACGACAACATCACCAGCGACATGACAGTCAACCCAAAGAACAACCAGTCATTCACCATCCCCTTCGAGGAAAGCCCCAAGATTGCTTTCACGACCAACTACGTGCCAGCCGACTTCGACCCGTCGAGCGAGGCACGTCTGTTATATATGGTGTTCTCTGACTATTATCACCAGAAGACCGAGGAAAACGACTACCGAGAGAGCCGGAGCATCCGTGATGACTTCAACAAGGATCTTTTCAGCAAGACATATTCCGAAGAAGAGTGGAACCAGGATCTTAACTTCATTCTCCAGTGTGTCAAGTTCTACCTCTCCGTGAGTGGCGAGCCGGTGAAACTGCTGCCACCCATGGCCAACATCATCTTCCGCAAGCACAAACAGGACATGGGTGCCAACTTCGAGGACTGGGCTTCGGTGTACTTCCATCCGGACTCCGGCCGCCTGGATACATTCGTTCCCCGTACCAAAGCCTTCGAGGACTTCAAGGCTCATGGCGGCAAGGTGCAGGGCATGACCTCGCAGAAGTTCCTGAAGAAGCTGGAGGCCTTCGCACTGCTCTGTCCATGGGTGGAGGAACTGAACCCTGCCGAGGTGCGCAACAGCAGCGGACGCATTATCAGGCGCGAAGAAGGCGCTCCGGCAGGCAGTAGCCCGGTGGAAATGATCTATATGAAGAAGAAGCCGGATGCGGTCGTTCAGGCACCTGAGGAAGGTGACATCTGGGAGGATGGCAAACCGTTCTGATGGGGTGTGTTATTTCCTTTTTACATCCTCTAAAACAGGTACACAAAAAGGCAATTTAATACGTATGCAAAGGTACACAATTTTCCCGAGATTACCAAACTTTTGAGCGATTTTTTTCCGCCTTTATGCAGGTAATTAGAAAGAGGCAGCAGAGTGACAAACCGAGGTCACCTGCTGCCTCTCTTGCGTCCCCATGGACGACCAGCACCACCACACTGAGACCAACCCCTACACCATGGCCGCCGTTGCCCTTTCCCTTCCCTTACCATTTTTGTACTAAAATTCTGTAACTTTGTATCAGAAGTCGGTGAAAGCATTGGAAAGTATAGTAAATAGAGAGGGTTTGAAGCATTTTTCGGTGTTGACAAAGTGACGTTACAATCTTGATACAAAACTTGGAAATAGTAAACAACTCCAGTTTTGTAACAGCGGAAAATTAACAGAAATTTGCTATAGAATAGCCGGATTTACAAACTTCATCAGGCATTTTTTTTGTAACGCGATTTTGACACATTTACAAAGTAACTGAATTACAGATATTTAGCTTACTTTTATTTGCGTGTTACAAAATTACAGAAATTTCGGACGAAATTATATCAGACGGCGAGAAAAAGTATAATTGCAAATAGAATTTACCTGTTAAATTCGGTCATTTCAAAAACAATCACTATCTTTGCAATGTAAATGGCACTTGACAGCTACAGAGAGATAAATCTATAAAACTATATAAATTCACTGACTATGAGTAAATTCGTCATCTATGTTGAGTTGAAACCTTTTATCGCACAGTGGGCCGTCCACCACTTCGGCTGCCCCGTGACGTTCCCTCCTCAGTCCGTGGGCAATGCTCGCATCATTGCAGTACTGCGAAAAAGACCGGACGACACGAAGCCAGACGTGGAGATGGAGGGACTGACGCCCATCAGCATCCCCTACTCGAAACAGAAGGAACCGGAGTCATGGAACTATGTTACGCCCAGAGGCAAGCAGTTCATCGCAGAATATGTTGAATCGCTCTTCAACGACAGCCTCTATGGCGAGTTCAAGGAAATGTACGGGGAAAACACAAAGCTTCAGACCATAGCATATACCTGGTGTGAGATGCACGGCATAGCCATCGACTATGCTGACACTATCCGGCAGAGGTTCTATCGCGAGCGTGAACGACTCCTGGCCTGTGGAATAGACCTTAGGAACCGAAGTAGAAACAAAAAGGATAAAAAAAGTTAAATCACGCAAGAAATCATCCCGTAAAGAACCCCCTTTTTGTTCATGAGCAAACATTTATAAACAGTTAAGAACAATTAAGAACAGTTATGAACTCTACAAGAAACATCATTGCCGTCGACTGCCTGCAGTCTGGTTCTCTCACTGGACTTCGCAAGCTCAGCGAGTCGTGTGTGTCTGTCTCACCCACCAACTCCTGGACGAGTATTCCTATCAAGGTCCCTGCACGTTTAACTGTCAGCGACAAGAAGGAGAACGGCGTACGGCTCTATACGGCCGTTCTGGTTTTCCGTTCCTGCGAAGAGCCTGGCGACAGGGATCGCAAGGTATATCGCTGCAAGACTGCCGATGGCAGATATTACCTCATTGGCAGTAATGAAAGGCCATATCCTGTCTGTAGCGTGACTGACCCGCACCCGGACAATATGGTGGACAGCCAGCTGTACGAAATTACCGTAAGCTATGCGTCGGCTTGCAAAATACCCTATATAGAATAGTTTTATGTAGTTTTTCTTTGTCATTATCCATGCTACCTTTGCCAAAAACAGAGGTGACATGAAGAAATACGACCTTTATCTGACTGGTACCGTCGGTGGATGGGGAATCTCCGCCGACTACGTGAAATATATCCTGGACAAGAAGAAAGACCAGCCCGTCGACGTGGCCATCTGCTCTCTGGGCGGCTATGTCACTACTGGTCTGGAAATTTACGAGCTCTTCAAGAACCACGGCCAGGTGACGTGTTACTTCCTCGGCATGTCTGCCAGTGCCGCCACGTTCATGGCAATGGGTGCTAAGAAGGTGGTCATGTCGAAGAATGCCCTCATCCTCATCCACAATGCCATGGGCACTGTCTTCGAATGGGGCAATATGAACAAGGAGCAGCTCGACGAACTGGTCAAGCGGCTCCAGTTCCAGCGTTCCCAGCTCAACACCATCGATGATGTGCTGGCTGAAATCTACGCAGAAAAAAGCGGCAAGCCGGTTGACGATGTAAAGGCTAAAATGAAGGTGGCTGCCTGGATTAAGGCCGCCGACGCTAAGGACTTCGGCCTGGTGGATGAAGTCACCGAGCCGGAACAGATGCCGACCAATGTACGGAATATTTATACTAATTCACTGATAAAGGATATGGGTCTACCAGCCTTGCCCCGTGGGTTCAACCCCCAGACGGGCGAGGAGAATCCAACCGCATCGGTACTCCAAAAGGTCGTGGAGATGCTGAGAGGACTCATGCCGGAACCCTCGACCGATAATACTCAAAACGAGATGAAGATCACTGTTTTTGCAGCCTTGGCCGCACTGCTTGCCGCCAAGGACGGCTTCGAAGCCGACGAGAAGGGCTTGGTAGCCCTGACGCAGGATCAGCTGAAGACCATCGACGATGAGCTGAAGAATCAGAACGAGGCCTGCAAGAAGGCTTCCGACACGCTGAAGGCTCAGAAGTTGAAAATCGAGCAGCTGACCAAGGAGAAGAATGACCTTGAGGAGCAGGTGAAGAACCTGAAGGGTTCTGCCGGTATCAAGGAGGAAGAGAAGGTTGACGACGCCGAGGGCACCGTGAGCGCCGCCAACGAGTTGTGGAACTCTATCAAAGAAGCACTTTAAGCCATGGATCCTGTTGTTAATTCTGGTCAGCCTGTGGTAGACCCGCAGACGACCTTTACGCCGGAAGCTCTCAGCAAGGCGTTTCAGACCTACCGAAAGGAGTTGATCGTTATGCCTATGCGCGCTATGGGCGAAGCCCTTCAGCACATGGGACATCGTGACGGCATCCGCTATCAGGAGCACGTCCACGAGATGAAGGGCAACTTCCAGATGGGTAACTACGACAAGTACAAGAAGGGTACCGGTGCCATCGCCATCGTGCAGCGCACGCTGGAGACTTTCTTCGGCAACTGCATCGAGCCCATCGACCCCAACAGCATCTACCAGAGCCTGTGGGGCAGCGACGTGACCAAGGGCGAGGGCCTGAAGAACGTGCCCTGGGTGAAACGCATCTGCGCCTACATCATGGCACAGCTGGGCGAGAACATGTTCAACGAGATGTGGACGGCCAAGCACGACCCCGAGAACACCACGCTCACCTCGAAGTGGTTCAACGGCTTCAAGACCATTGAGGACGCTGAGATCAAGGCCAATAAGATGGCTGTCGAGCTGGGCAACCTCTACTCTCTGCCTGAGAACTTCTCGGCTGAGAACACCGAAGACCTGCTGAAGGACTTCTACTGGGGTGTCGCTGGTGGCTGGGTTGGTGCCGATGACAAGCTCAAGAAGCAGAAGCTGAAGATGTTCATGCATGTGAAGACCAAGCACTTCTACGAGGAATCCTACCAGCACAACCATGGTGCACTGCCCTACAACGAGCAGTATCTGAAGGCTCACCTCGACGGCGCTCCCAATGTCGAGTTCGTGGCACTGACCAACGTGCCTGAGAACTATCTGTGCCTGACTCCGAAGAACAACATCCTGGCACTCTGGAACCAGCGTACCGCTGATGAGACGTTCCTGGTGAAGGAGTCGAAGACCTCTCACTACGATGTTGACTTCCTGGCCAACATGTTCTATGGCGAGCAGTACCTCTCCATCAACAAGGAGATGCTCTGTGTGGCCCGCACGGCTGCCGAGATTACTGCTGCCAAGGCTTAGTAAGTAACCCATAAAAACTGAAAAAATATGGCTGATTTGAAAACACGCTGCGCAGACGATGCCGCTCTCTATGAGGATATCGACTTCTGTATGGGCGACAAGTCGCTGCCAGGTACCCGTAACCATGGTTACTATGTACCGCGCCGTGACATTAAGACTTTTCCACGTCCTGCCGGTTCTGCGGCTGAGAAGATGGAGGATGTGGCCGTCATCAAGTCCAATATTGAGTTGTATGCTGACAAACTCTGGAAACGCTTTGCCCTCGTTCCCAACGAGAGCGAGCCTACTGCAGAAGGCCAGGGCAGCTATGGTTCTAAGACCATGCTCAACAAAATCACGCTCGTTCTGCCTGGTACCGGGAAAAAGGCTACTGGCTTCATCTCCCAGCTGAACAACGACGACGTGGTGTTCCTCATTCCGATGGCCGACGGTAAATGCCGTCTCTTCGGTTCTCCTCTCTATCAGGCTGAAATTGCCGTAAGTCAGGCTTATGGCAAGGCTGCTACCGATGCCAACACCACCACCGTAGAGGTGAGCGTCACCGACGAATTTGCCGCTCCCTTCTATGAAGGTGAGTTCACTACGGCTGAGGGCACGTTCCTCGGTACCACCGATGAACTGAAGCCTGAGACGAATCCTTGATTCCTCCTTTCATGTCGTAAACGTGACCGTGGGGCGGTCTCACACGCTAAGACGGTGAGATGGCCCCACTTTTTAATTTCAATAATATGATAGACCCGAAATTTACCGAAAAGATTGCCCGCTGGCTTGACAGTGAGCACACCACAACAGAGCAGATAGAGGCCGGTGCCCAGCTGCTGCTCTCCTTGAATCGCGATGGGGCCATGTACCAGCGCATCTTGCGCCGGCCACAGCGGGAACTGAAGTTCCTCGAATACAAGTTGCAGCGGTTCCTCCGTCTGCGTCAGGACGGCCAGACCATCCGCGACGTCATCAAGCTCAACGATGAGATAATGCCGGCACTGGAGACTGTTACCGGCAAAGAGCCGCTTCCCATTGAGGAACAGGATTTGCTCCTTCCTGTCCTGCAGCCTGACGAGCAGAATGGCGGAAACGAACAGTATGTGCGCAAAGGAATCCGTCCCGATCACGAGAAGCTGCCTGCCGAGATACAGGCTATCTGGCCTGCCAATGCCGAGCGATGGAAGAAGATCAAGGAGGCTTACGAGACCTGCAAGCAGCTCACTGAGCCTTGCGACCGCTACGAGTACCTGAAGGTGCTCAAGGATACCTGGTATAAGTACAAGCAGGAAATGGCCCGCTACGACGATTACCGGCTGACCGCTGATAACGGTTCTGAGGGTGAGGGTGCTGCTGAACAGACTCCGGCTCTCACTCCTGAGCAGGAGAAGCAGGTGGCCAATGCTCGCTCTTATATCTCCAAGAACCTGCAAGACCTCCTGTCCATACACTCCCGCATTGAGGGTAACGTGGCCAGCGACCAGGACAGGCAGGAATTCCAGAAAAAGCAGGCCAAGGTGAAAGAGCGTGTTGACTTGCTTCTCTCAATCAACCAGCCTATCGGTGACGAGATAAAAGGTATACTCAATGAGGTGGAGATAAACACCGACGTACTAGAAACCCCGCAGAACGATGAGCAAGGGCAAGAGTCCGAGTGAGTTCCTGCGTCCCATGGCCACGCACCCGCTGCAATCGCATCTGGGGCGTGGCCTTCATACATTGGGACTGCTGGGCTGGATCCTGGAACAGACTGGTCCGGCAGATGTCTATGTCAGCACCTTCTCAACGTCTGATGCCTTCCTTAGAGGCTTCTATAACCTGAAGAAAAAGAACCTGGTACTGAAATCGGTGCTGTTGGCTGACTTGAAGGCCTCGAAGAAAACCTACAGACTCTATAAGGAAATGCAGCAGAACTTCGATGCTGTCTACCTCTCGCAGAACCACTCAAAGGTGGTACTGGTGCAGAACGACCAGTGGACAGTGACAGTCATCAGCTCGCAGAACCAGACGTATGGCGACCGCGCCGAAACGACTCTCATCACCACCAACCAGGAAATATTCTATCAGCAGTACAGCGGGTTCCGCGAACTTGTTGATGACAACTCAATTCAGTTAAATGGACTATTCGAGCGACTTATTGACCAAAATAAAAGACCTTGCCAGTCAGCTGACTCCCCCTCAGGAGATTTCCGCACTGTTGGATATTGACGAGACGGAGCTGAGTGCCGACATCAACACCTTGGGCCATCCGGCCCGCAAGGCTTTCATGAAGGGGTATAGTGAAACGGCCCTCCGGCTGCGCAAGCAAAATCTCGACCTGATGGATGCCGGCAGTCCTGCAGCCGATGAAGCATGCCGCGTCTATCTGCGCCGCATGACACGTGATATAGAGATATGAGTGTTCCCGTCAACATAGACAAATACGCTGATTACCTGCCTGTGGACAGCAAAGAACTGCGTCTGATGATGGTACCGGAAGACACCATCATGCGGGTGGAGCGACTGCGCGAGCTGAGCAGCTACTGGCGCAGTTATCCCAGCACGTCACCCAAGGAACTGGTGAGCCGCTGCATGCAGCTCTTCCATGTGTGTAAGAGCCAGGCGTATGACGATATCCATCTGCTGAAGATCCTCATCGGCAATCTGGAGGCCACCACCAAGGAGTTTGCCCGGTGGCGCGTCAACCAGATGATAGAGGAAGACCGGCAGGCCGCACGTCGTGACGGCGACTGGCGAGCCGTGGCCTCGATGCAGAAGAACTACATCCTGAACAACCAGACGGATAAGCCAGACACGCCCGACATGGCCTTCGACAAGATTATGCCGCTCCAGTTTGAGCCTACAGACGACCCGAGCGCAGTGGGCATCAAAGCACCCAAGAACCTGCGTGCACGACGCGACAAGCTCATCCGCCAGTACTCCAAGGACGAAGAGTATGTGGAATATACTGAGATGCCGTCGACCGATAATAAGGAGGAATAGCAATGGCAGAGAAGCAGAAGCAATACTTCAACGACGCACAGCTCTACCCGCTCTATATGTCACCCCGCGACCTGGTGTGTGAAATGGGACGTGGCACGGGCAAGGGCCTCATTGATGCCGTCCGACTCCTTCAGGTCTTTCAGTATATGCCTGGCAGCTGCACCGGCTTCGTCTCTCCATCCTACAAGAAATGCCTCACTACCACGCTGCCCTCGCTCCTGGTACATTGGGAACGATGGGGCTATAAGCGCGACGTCCACTACACCGTCGGCAAGAAGCCGTGGAAGGCTTTGAAGTGGAAGGATCCTATCTTCACCCCGCAGAACTGGGAAAACTGCATCGGCTTCTACAACGGCAGCGTCTGTCAGATTATCAGCCAGGACCGCGAGGGCGCCAGCAATGGTCTCTCGCTTGACCATATCCTCATCGACGAAGCAAAGTTCGTGGAATACGAGAAGCTGAAGAACGAGACGATGCAGACAAACCGTGGCAACGAGATGTACTTCTCTAAATGTCACCTTCACCATGGGCTGACCATCACCTGCGACACGGCCACGACAAAGAAAGGATCCTGGTTCATGCAGTATGAACAGAAGCAGGATAAGGAGCTGGTGAAGGTCATCGAGGGACTGGTGTATCTGAAATGGCAGTACCAGCAGCGCATGAAGGCCCACCCGGAGCGTGTCAAATATTACCGGGCAGAAATTCAGAAGCTCGACCGTGACTTGTTCATCCTCCGTAAGAACTGCCTGCTGTACTGCCGCTATCCCTCGCTGTTCAACCTGGCCGTGCTGGGTGAGGACTTCATCAGGCGCATGAAGCGCGACCTGCCGGCACTGACCTTCGCCACCTCGATCATGTGCAAGCACATCGGCATAGCCCGCGATGGATTCTATGGCTCCATGCGAGAGAGCGTCAACTGGTACACGGCTCCCAATACGTCGAAGCTGGCACTGGAGATGGTTGGGCGTCTGGAGGACAGTTGCCTGCTGGATGCCGACTGTGACCCGAATGCCCCGTTGGTGATAGCCTTCGATGCGAACACGAACATCAACTGGCTCGTAGTCGGTCAGGTGGGCATTGACGGCAAGCTCTATGTGCTGAAGTCGTTCTATGTGAAGTACGACACCATCGATGCCGTCGTGGCGCTCTTCAATGCCTATTACAAGCACCACAAGAACCGTCAGGTGTACTTCGTATTCGACTCGACGTTCAAGGGGCAGGGCTACGGTGCCAACCAGAACGAGGACTTCTATATCCTCATCACCAACCTGCTCCTTGCTGCCGGATGGGTAGTCGAGCAGGTGTACATCGGTAATCCCATGCACCACGTGGACAAATATCACCTCATCAACCGCATGTTCGTTGGAAAGGCTACCCATCAGGTCTTTATCAATCAGGATAACAACCCAGACCTCCTTCTCTCGATCACTACCGCCGCCATCTACAATGAGAAGAAGGATAAGCGAGGCGAGAAGCTGGCCGAGACAGAGGAAGACAAGCTCGAGGCCCGCACCGACGGCTCTGATGCTTTCGATACCCTGTGCATAGGTGTAGAGAAATTCATTCCGGCATACGCCCTGCAGGCTTCTACGGGCTTCACCAGCTACTTCGGTGGCTGACTTCATACTGATATTCTTTGAATTTTTCATAGTTTTTTAAGGTTTTGAATTAGTTTTTTTTGCAGGCTTCCGCAGTGATGCGCAGGTCTGCTTTTTTTTTATGGTTGCCACAGCCCTTGTTGTCAGTTCCTGTTTGACATTTGGCCACGACCGCAGATGTTCTTTTTCCTTCATGACTTGATTTAGGGATGTCGTACGGTTCTTGAATGGATGACTGTCAGCTTCTGATTGCGCCCACCGTGCCCCGCCCACCCTGGCCGTAGTGGTGCCTGTTGGCAGCACTATTGCCCGGGGACGGTGGGCGCAGCGGGTATGACCCGCAGTTTTGGTATGCTATGCATCTCGTAGGTGGCCCATCAGCATCCTTCATGCGGTTCTTCTGCCTGGTAGTGTCAACGGATGTGTCGATAGGTTTCTCCCTCACACTTGGCTCTTTGCCGCCTCGGTAGATGGTTGACGATACCTGGTATTACCTGCTTGTGCGATTCCCTGACGGCTTTTTCTCGTTGAAGCGATGTTGTAACTGGATTCCATGTGCCATAATGATTTTACTTGTTTCGACATGTTTTGCCTCTTGCCTCTGGCACTCTTCTATTTTTCCTTTGCAAAGGTAGCGCAGGCGGCATTCTGCAAGGTCAAGCAGCGTTGTCTCTAAAATTTTTCAAGGATTTTGGGGTGCAGTTGCGCCGGAAACCAAATTCCCAGGGCCGGGGCTTGAAAAATTTTCGGCCAAACCTTGCATTTGCATGCCTTCTCCCTGCTGCTCTTCTATGCACGTAAAAATTACAAAGAGCGCCCAGGCGCAAAACATTAAAGTCGAACAAATAAAAATCAAACAATTATGACACATCCAGTTCAAACATCATCGCTTTTCAACAAGAGCCGTCTCTACAGTAATCGCTACTACAGCGGTAATCTCTATCAGGTAGTCGTCAACACCGAGGATGGCGAGACCTTCGAGTATGAGGTGGAAGCCGACACTTTTGCCGATGCCACCAGGCAAGGTGAGAACTTCGCCCTGGAGCTGATGGTCGATATCACCTACATAGAGTGCTACTGCATGTAACAGTCATCCACCGTAATTCAAGAACCCAAAGTATAACATCCCAAAATTTACAAATCATGGAAAAAAGAGAAATTATTGCATCGATCGTGAAGTCAAACAAGAGTGACAACAATGTATGGGCAGTGTCCATCACTGGAGACGAGCAGGCAAGCGCACACTGCAAGACAGCCTACAAGGCCATCAGATTCATGTTCCTGCTGAAAAAACAGACAGGACTGTATATCGCTGCCGAAAGCCTCGCACAACTGTCAGCGGAGATAGCCCTTCGGAAGGCTGAGCAGGCTGCCGATGAAGACCCTGCTGGGTTGATCGAAGCATCAGAGGTCCCGGCCGACGAGCCAAAGCCCAAGGCCAAGCGCAAGCCTCGCTCAAAGAAATCTGCAGAAACGGCGGCAGTTCCTCAATGAAGGGGCTGCTGCTTTTTGTCTTACCCTGTAATAGTGATAGCCATGATGAAGTTCGCCCTTTACAGCTACATCCCACAGCGGTTCCAGAGGAGAGCCACGTTCGAGGAGCAGGATATCTGCCGGATGATCATCGGCTTCAAGGATGGCCGGAACGTCTATACACGTTGGGCTGTAAGGCAGTTCTCGAAGGCGTTGGCAGCTTTGGACCTGACTGATACCGTTATCGTCTGTATCCCTGCAAGTACGAAGTACGCACACGTCCGTAGATGGAAGCGGTTCTCTCAGCTGCTGTGCAAACAGACGGGAGCTATTGACGGTTTCAGCCATATCGAGGTGTGCGGCAACCGCAAACGGGCACACATCACCGGTGAATACGAGCTTGCCACGAACATCAAGCACCTGGTGAACATCGACGCTGACTATTTCAGAGGTAAAAATGTAGTGGTCATCGACGATATCTACACCACAGGGCGTTCATCGGATGCGTTCATCAGTGCCATCGAGGCCACAGGTGCACACGTCCGTATGGCCATGTTCCTGGCTAAGACAAAGGGGTATAAAAAGTAGTGAGCAGATCTGCTCGCCACTTTTTGGTACCTCTTATTACCCGCCCTCGACCCCCTGCGCACCTGAACGTCTGGCCGACGTTCCTGTATGTTGTGGCGGTATGGCACTGGCTCCGTTTCTCTTCGGTGTCAGGTGTTGTCTGGAGAGTCTTGACGGCTGAATGTGGCTGTTCGGATGGGAGAGAAGGTGAGGTGGCGTCTGGTCAGCCACCACCTCACCTACACACCCATCACGTGCCAGGGCAACACGGCCACGTCCAGCCAGACACTCCTGACGACACGTGCCACCTGCGCTCCACTGCGACAGTTGCTCATACCACCACAACATACAATGTCCTACAGACATAAAGGTGCTTGCCAGTGAAAGCCTACGGCCATAGGTATGGTGCAGGAAGTCTGTAATATTGCAGACACCCTTGCACCCATAGCTTGCGGCACTGATGGAGATGATAGGCCATTGCACAGTGTGTGTGTAACGGCTTATCACTCCATAGAGCCGCCACAACCGCGGATGCGCCCCACCATTTTCGTGGCCTCGCGAAAATGACACTGCCCCGCAACAATCCCCTACGATGTGACAAAAATCCGTGACATATTCCGCTATGGCAAGTGAGGCAAGTCGCTCGCGGGCGTAGGTCGGTGGGGGCTGCTTTCGCAGGAGAAAGGCGCTTTTCTCGCGCCGCGCGGCCCGAAAAGTCCCTATTTATGGACTTTCCGGGTAAAGAGGTAGTGGAAAAATCTGGAAAATTCCCGCAAATCACCGCGTGACTTGCCGCCACTTGCCGCCTGATGGGCGACACTTGCCGCACTTTTCGCGCCGACTTGCCACGAAAAGCAAGAATTTTCCGGCTCTTGCCACTTTCTTGCCTAATCCTTGCTCGATACAAGGAATTTTTTGTACCTTTGCAGACGAAACCATTAGGTTTGAATTAAACATTTTATAAAAGCCAGACTCCCCTGCATGTGAATGTCGGGGATTTTTCGTACCTTTGCACTGGCTTTTTCTGCGAAATATCGCACGGAAATGAAACTTTTTCCCGAAATCTCTTGCAGGTTTCGGGATTTTGTTGTACCTTTGCCCTCGCTACAAAGATGATGGTAATCCATCCGGCAGGGCGCACGTCAGTCGCTCAGAGAATCAACTCGGGGCTTTTTTTATAGCCCGAACAGAGCAACCCTTCTACGGCTGCCATTCCGAAAGATCATACTGCCCTCTGGGTGAAGTCATCATCTTTGTAGCAACGGGATGTGCAGCCGTTTCTCTGTACTCCGGCCACGAGGTGCGTGGCAGCTACAAAGATGATGCAATATGCAACAGTTAACATTGCAGTTCGAGGGCTATGCCGACAGCAGGCGGCCCGAGACGCGGAGCACGGCGAAACGGTGCTTGAGTAATGAACCGGGGCGATTCATGCCGCAAATCGGGGCGATTCATGCCGCCAATCCCGCCGATTGGTGCCGCCAATCGCTTGCGTCCGTCCGGGCCTGGCTCGCAGGGCGCTCCGACGTCTTCACCGCCCTCTGCGGCGAGGGCGAAACCTTCACCCGCCTCGACGTGGCGAAGGCCCACCTGGCGCTCGCCGTACTGATCATCTTAATAGGAATAGGAGGTGCGCTATGATGACTTACGAGGTATACATGAAACAGATGCGTGACATCGAACAGAAGATTCACGAAACGAGGGTAGAGCAAGGCAGGGCCACTGAACGCGCCATCGAAGAGTGCAACCAGGAACACCGACGCCTGAAGATGGAGCTGCACGAAGGCATACAGAAGGCCAACATGCAGCGCGATGAACAGATCAGGGAAATCCACGGCCGCTACGTGGCAGAGCGCAACGACCTCTTCCTGCAGCGCGAGGGACTGATAGCAAAGTGGCGCTCGGAGAACGGAATAACGGCCAAGCCTGCCGGAGAGCAGCTTAACGGGAAAGGAGGCGAGCAATGAGCGAAATTAGCGAGAAAGAACTGACGCCCGAGGCCGCAGCAGCCGTGAAAGGCCTGATTGATGCCGGCAACCTGGACAGCCACATCGTACACCTGAGCAATGCGGAGGAAGCCCTCCAGAAGGCTGCCTACGAGAACGACGAACTCTCTTACATGTTTCGGTTCGCCTACGAACTGAGGCTGATGCGCGAAGAACTTGAACAACTTGAAAAGATACTCGGATATGAGCCAGATAGAGAATAACCAGGACCGCAACGCACAGAAGCGTGAGTTCGCCCTCCAGCTGCTGGACAGCTACTTCATGTTCCGCGACAACCTGCCGCATGAAGGGTATATCCAGGAGAACAAGACCTCGCTGCAGATTATGGATGACCTGACACCCATGATGATGCTGTCGACGGACGACGTGGTGCAGTACATGCTCGAACACGACTACCAGACGACCACCGAACAGGACGGCAGCGTCTGCTGGGCCATCTGGCGGCAGGTATAGACACCATAGAGACCAAAGCGGTTCTAACCCTAGAACACATTTTTTTAACATTATTCCCAGAGAGGGCGGTGCGTCGCGATGACGCGCCGCCCTTTTGTATTTTTAGGCTGCACCCATTGCGGCTACCTTTGCAATAAAAAGGATTAAGCAATGGCACATCAGCAAGACATACCCATCGGCATCGGCGGCCTGCCCGACATCGTCTTCAGCAGCCAGTTCCCCGACGTGCTCATCGAGAACGTGGGCGAAAGTGCCGTGGTGACCATCACCATCGGAGACGAACAGGTGCTGAAGGAAACGCTCTACCCCGGCAGTACCGGCATCGTGCTCGAGGACCTGCAGAGCCTGGTGGAGCCCTATGCCCGCCAGCAGCTGACGGTGATGGTGGGCATTGCGGCCTCATGCCAGAGCGGACGCAGCTACGAGGCTCAGGTGCGCGTGCTCTACGCTAAGGCCGACCTTGGCGACGGGATATCGGCACAGGAGTTCTACGACAGGCACTTCCTCTCCACGCTCATGGGCCCGAAGCATACTGCCCTGGGCCGACTGGAGGTGCTCAACTACTTCGGTACAGGCAGCGCCTCGGTGAAGGCCATCTACGACGACGGCTCGGAGCAGGTGTTCCCTGCCGTGGCAACGGGCGGCAACAATGAGTACACCCGCATTGACGTATCGCCGGACCAGTACAAGCGCGAGGGAGTGCAGCTGCTGGAATACCACGTCACGGCAGGAGCCCGCGAGCAGGACTTTGTCGTAGAGCCGGAAAAACCCGACTGCGCTCCCATCATGCTCTTCGTCAACTCCTTCGGCGTCGAGGAGCTGCTCTACTGCTTCGGCCTTCATGAGGTGTCGCCCGAATACAAGCGCAGCCAGACACGCCTCGGACGATTCAAGCGCACATACAAGCTGGAGGAGATACGCCACTTCAAGGCTGACACCGGACCGCTCACCACAGCAATGGCCGACTGGGCCGACGAGCTGCTGCGCTCCGACGAGATACGCGTGTGCAACTTCTACAACGGACAGGTGAGACCGGGAAAGGAAGTGGTGATAACCGACTCGAAAAGCGACCGCAGCAATGCTGACGAGGAGCTGCCGCGCATGACCTTCACCTACGAGTACAGCCAGCGTAACCATAACGTGCTGCAGCTCTTCCGCGAAGGGCGCATTTTCGACAACACTTTTGATGATACGTTCAACTGATGGAGAAGAAAGCAATACACCTCAATGAGGCCCTGCAGATACTGGACCTGGCACGGGAGCGGAGGCAGACCGTGAACCTGAAGGTGTGGGAACTGCAGACGGGCAACGTCATCGAGTACCGGGGCTGGCTCGTCAGCAGCTCGAACTGGAAAGGCGGCTGGCACCGCGTCATCAACCCGACTAACAATCAGATCAGGACGGTGCCCGATATCTTGATACATGAAATTAACGGACTATCAATATACCTGTAGAGACAATGGAAGAGAAGACTGACCTGTTGCGCGTTGGTACCAACGGCGACTATGACGTATATGAGATGATGCCTTCCTCGGTGGTTGATGCCCTCGAGGGGGTGCAGTCGGAGTTCGTAACCCGCTATGGTGGAGACAGCGATGGCGGCTTTGCAGATGCTGAGGACGATGATATCGTGCAGACCATCGGCATAGGCGGGCGGCAGTACCAATACGTGCCGTGGGGTGGCGACAATATGCTGCCCTACTATGTGCAGACGCTGATAGCCAAGAACATGGTCACTTCACAGTGCCAGCAGTTTAACAGCCTTGTGAGCTACGGCCAGGGGCTGCAGTTCTTCAACCGTGGTACCGAGGAAAGAGCCACCGACCCGGATATACGGCAGTTCTGTCTCAGAAACGCGCTGCACTCCCAGTTCTGGGAGCAGGCAACCGACATGAAGTACTACTTCTTCTCGGTGCTGCAGATCTCGCTGTCGCGCGACGGCAGCAAGATTGTGCAGCTGCGCCATGAGGATGCCTGCCACTGCCGCTTCTCGCCCCGCAACAAAAAGGGAAGCTCGGAGTATGTCATCATTGCCAACTGGCGCAAGGCGAACCCGAAGAAGGCCCGCGTGCTGCCCCTGCTCGACGAGGTGGACCCGCTGGGCGACCTGATGGTGCGCCTGGGCCGCGAGCCGGACCCCGAGACGGGCAAGCGCTCTGCCGGTACTGCCGACCGCCACTTTGCCGTGGTGTGCCGCGTGCCGACGGTGGGCCATCAGATATACCCCATACCTTATTATTACAGCATCTTCCTCGATGCCTGGTATGATATCTACCGCCTCATTGGTACGGGCAAGCGCTACATGATTAAGAACACGGCTGCTCCCCGATGGCAAGTGGAGATCCACAAGAACTACTGGAATAACGTCTGCAACGAGGAAGGCATCACCGACCCGGAGAAGCGTAAGGAGCGCATCAAGCTGGAGCGCGAGAACATCACCAAATTCTGTACCAAACCGGAGAATGCCGGCAAGGCATGGATTACCAGTTACGACACCGTGCTGGAGGGCAAGGAGACCCGTATGGTGCGTGTCTATGCCCTCGGTGCCGACAAGAAAGAGGGTGGCGACTGGAGTGAGGACATGGGCGAGGCCGCCAACTCGCTGTGCTTCGCCATGGGCGTTCACCCTAACATGGTAGGTGCCACGCCGGGCAAGTCCCAGATGAACAACTCCGGCAGCGATAAGCGCGAGCTGTTCAACCTGAAACAGTCCATCGAAAAGCCCTGGCACGACGTGATGGAGGTGCCCTACCACGTCATGATGCACTTCAACGGGTGGGATGAGAAGTACGACATCAAGGTGCCGATGATCGAGATGACCACACTGGATAAGAACAAAGAATTCGACATAAAACAAGACGGCAATGAATCTGGAAATAACAAAGACTGACTTTGAGCGGGCCATACCTGCTGCAAGGGAGCCAAAAGGAAAAATCTTCGACGTGATGATTGATGCCATCATGAACAAGGTGGAAGTGATAGCCGACAGCATCTTGGGAGAGCCTGGTATTGCAGCCGTAGAGAACATCGGGATTACCTCGTATGACTATCTGCGCTCAGTGGTGAAACGACTGGCCTGCGTCAGCGCGTTCCTCGAAGAGATGCGTGGACTCGACCTGGTACTGACCGCCACCGGATTCGGTGTGGTTTCTTCCAACGACACAGTACCGGCTTCGAAGATGCGCGTCGATGCCCTCGAGGGCGAACTGCGACGCAAGGAGCAATTGTTGCGCAGCCAGCTGGCTCATGAGTTGTTCAGAGTCGGTGGATGGAGCGATACCAACCAGCGGCGATCAATGGTTGAGACGTTGTTCTATCACTTTGACATGCTGAAACAGTATGCCGGCATCTCTCATCCCAAGCCCGAGGACTGGAGTACGAACGTTCCTGCAATGCTGGCAGCAGACAGCTACCTGCGAAAGCATATCGGCTACGATTATATGGAAGAACTGCTGAAGCAGCTGACATCAAACAGTCTGAGTGAGAGCAATTATCCTGTGGCGGTGCTCTGTCAGAAATACATCGGTGCCTGGATAGCACAGAACCACCAGCTGAAGGAAGAGCTGTATATGCGTCTGATCAATCGTCTGGAGGCAGCCCTTTCGCTCTATCCCAAGTATGCTGAAAGCGAGGCCTACCGTCTGAACCACTTTACGCCCTACGAGAACCATGCAGAAGACAGTACCTTCCACTTTGTCGGCTGACGGGGTGCTGCACCTCACCTGCCCCCGCTCCTGGAAAGAGATGACCGGGGAGCAGCTGCACTATGCGCTGCATGTCATCGGCTGCGGGCTGTACTCACCCATAGAGGGCCGTACCTTGATGCTGCTGCACTTCACAGGCATCAAGGTGTGGAAGGGTTCTCCGTCAGGATGGGCTTGCACTATCCAGGTGCTCAACCCAAAAGGCAAGGTACAACGCCACCGCTTCTTCCTCCAGACATGGCAGGTGCAGGATATGATTAAGCAGCTGGAGTATGTCGACAGCTACGAGACCTTCGATGTGCGGTTGGAGAGTATCGGAGGCTTCAAGGCTGTCGACGGCCTGCTGCACCGCGTCATGTTCAAGGATTACCTGAACATGGAGAAATACTACCAGGGCTATCTCGCTACCAGGGAACAGAAGTACGCCCTCGGGCTTGCCAAACTGCTCTATCCGGGTGGCGTAACGTCTATCGACGATGCCGAACTGACGAACTGCGTGATGTGGTTCTCGTATGTGAAGAAGGAGTTCTCCAAAATCTTCCGGCATTTCTTCAAGCCTGCGCCCGAGGGTGGCAAGGCGGTTGACTGGATGGAACAGATGAACGCTCAGATCCGTGCACTGACCGATGGTGACATCACCAAGGAAGATGCAGTATTTGAGAAAGACTGCTGGCGTGCGCTGACGGAGCTTGACGCCAAGGCTCGTGAGGCAGAGGAATTCCGCAAGAAATACCCTAAAGCATAACCAAATGGAACAAGAGCAATTCGACGCCCTGGAATACTTCGAGACGCTGGGCAGGAAGAACAAGCTGGCCAAGAAGAACGGCTTCGTGGTTGACTACTGCAGCGGCCCCGGTGCGCTGGAGCCGATGATGGCAGAGTACCGCGACGCCCAGAACTTCATCTTCGTGGATGACACGACATCAGGAAACACCTTCAATAACAAGGTGGGCTGGTTCGACCGCAATGTGTATTGCGTACATATCCTTGCTGGCTACGACCTCGGCGATGCTGAGTCGTATAAAAATGCGCTACGTCTGTGCCGCAAGCTGTTCCGGCAGATGCTGTCACGCATCATCATGGACAAGGAGAGCTACAAGTATGGCTCGAAGCTGATGTACCTGAATACCGGCAATGTCTACTCGAATGAGTACGGACGCTATTCGTTCAACGGCTGTACGGGACTGTTCTTCCAGATACAGAACGATGAACCGACAGACCTGGTGTTTAACGCTGACGAATGGGAGGAGTAGCCTATGGGACTGATGAAGAACTTGGCGATAGAACGCTATGAGAACAGGCGCCGGGGCTACCGTAGCAGCCGTGCAGGTGCTATGATTGAACTGGAACGCTTCAGACGCCAGTGGACGGACAACATGGTACGCTACTGGCAGGAGCGTATAGACAAAATGAAGATCAACGATACGGGGCAACTGCGTAGCAGCATCATGGGCATGATTCACCAAGGCCCGTCAACGACAATAGAGCACTCCTTCCTGGTCTATGGCATTTATGTGAGCAATGGCGTCGGCCGTGAATTCGGCAGCAACTGGGGAAGTCGTGGCGGTGAAGGAACCTGGAACGAAGGACAGTTGCCTTTCCTCCTTCCCGGCGGTGAAGCCTATCGTGCTAAACATGGACTTGACAAACCCAAGAAAGTAGGCCCGGCATGGGGTGGCCGTGTGGCCGGTGGCCATCCGCGTGAGAAAAAAGACTGGTTCTTCCGGAAATATGCTTCATCACGACATGTGCTAAACGAAATGGAGGCCGCAGCCTTCGGCCAGGCATACCAAGGCATGCTCACGCAGGCCATCGACGGGCTGTTCCAACGGACGCGCTTCCTGTAGTTTTATTCCTCTCCCGGTTTAGGTATCTTTGCATCAAATCGTAAAGGCAATGGCACAGGAAGAGAATTATATCAGACTGTTTTTTGAGGGCATCCGTGACGAGAAAGGGATGTACCGCAATACGGCTACCCGGATAGGTACAGCCTTCCTGCTGCTGTTGGACTATGTGGCTGCCATGGAGATGCCGTACCTGCGCAAGGACGTCGAGGACGCTGCAGAGGAACGCATCTCTTTTATGAAGGGTATCACGGCACATCTGCAGTCGCTGTTCGAAGGGCTTGAGTTCTCTGATGTCCTGAAGAGCCAGGGGGCCGTCGACGGCTTCAACGGGAATGGCATCACCATGACGGCCAGCGACGGACGCATACAGGCCAATGCTCTGGAGGTTCGCGGATGGACGAGATTTGCCAAGCTGGTGTATAACATGATTCAGGTCATGGAACAGGACTACCAGTTCTCGGGAGGTGGCGATATAGAGAAAGTGGAATACAACCAGGACGGAACTATCACACTGTTCTTCCATAAGGAGAAGGAAGGGCGTCATGTGCCGTTCGGGGATTTTGACATTCTCTACGGCAAAGTGGATGAGCAGATAGAAATAGAAGGATCCTACTATTACCAGACCTCCTGGATGCGCGTTTGCGAAAACGGCGTCACCTTGAATGAAGGGATGACACCAGACACGGTACGCGTAGAACTGTGGGGTGACGAAATGGTACCGGGCCGGAAGAACTTCTACCCGAAGGAGATGATGACAGTGGCCAAAAGGGGCAATACACGTGACGCCAATAGACAGTCGTTCTGGGAACTGTCGACCACTGACGAGCGTATCTCCTATTACTGGCATGTGGACCAGCCGATTCTCAGGGCTGACAACTATGCCCTGTGCCTGGGCTTGCTGCCGACCATCCTCGATGATGCCGGAGTGCTGCCCAGCACCAGGGACAAGGCAATGCCGAGCCTGTACGTGAATTCTATCTTCTACGAACATGCACACCACATCTACTATCCGAGCCGGATAGTGAAGGTTGACCGCAATGCATGGACGGAATACCCTACCTCCATATATACCGGGCCGAGCGGCTCATACAATGGCGTGGACTATGTGCAGGGACAGACCATTAACGAACCATACCACTTCGAGAACTTCAGCTCGAACATGTGGCTGACCTGCCGGCTGTCGCCATCCAATGCCAGCCTGAGCGATGAAGAGCTGCTGGAGAAGATGAGGAAAGAATGGCACCTGGACCTTGAGACCTCAAGGGTGTGGCGCTACGGAGCACTCTGGGAATGCCTGGTGGAGGGAACAAAACAGGCTCCGGAGCTGGACTGCACGGACTGGACGCTGATACAGCAGCCTGCCGTTTCACTGCAGATAACAGCTACGAAGCGGCTGCTGAGGAAACATGACTTCGAACCGGCTGGCAAGGTCGGGACTACGCTGAGTTTCCGCCTGCAGTTTGGCGGATACGACATGACTGAGGACATTAAGCAGAATGAGGCTGTCTGGACACGACAGAGCGTAGGAGCAGAGACAGACCAGGCACTTGCAGATGCAGACGCTGCCTGGAACATGCAGCACAGGTATGGAGACCTTGTGCTGAATATCACAAAGAACGACATGCCCTCCAACTGGTTAACGGTCAGGCAGGTGTATTTTGCACTGACCGTCTCCAAGGGCAAGAAACGACTTGGCGTAAAGAAAATAACTCTACACTAATTAGATATGAAACAGATACTGACAGAAGAGGCGGTCATCCTTTACGACCCGATAAAAACTACTTTTGAGGTTCCGCAAATCGGCGGCTCGCTGAACCAGCGCCAGAACACCTTCACCGGTGAGTACGCTCCTGACAGAAGCATCGTGCCGATGGTGATATCTCCCTGGCTGCAGGTGACTGACACGAACATCACAGAAGGCAGCCAGACGTTTGATGCAACTGAAGACTTGACCGTTCTCTGGTGCCTGGTCACTACATCGGACGGAAAGGAAACTGAAACGGAAATCATCTCTGTCTTTGACCCGGAGGCTCAGACGCACGCTGACTATGAGCTTTATGGTAAAGGCCTGATGGTAAATGCCAACATACCTGCCGGCAATATTGTTCATGTCCGGCTGAAAGCACAGTATGTGAACACCAACACATTGGAGCCGCTGAAGTTCAACAGGGACTTCCTGCTGACAACACAGCCATATGTGGAGTTTAATCCCTCTATCGAGGTGAATATTCCAAACTATACTGTCGTGAACCCGTTTGAACTGACGCAGGCGAACAAGAATATCGCCATCATTGCCAAGTTCTTTGCCGGTGTCCAAGATGCCAGCGCAAATGCCAAGGTGAACTTCCTCTGGGAAAAGCTGGAAGGAACCACCTACAGAGCTATCGCAGCAACGGACGTGGAAGTGGTAAGCATTGCAAGGAACGTGATGACTGTCGACCGGGAGTGCGTGAAACGCTGCAAATACCGCGTCACAGCATGGCATTCTGACTACAGCGCTGCAGAAAACCGACGCAGCTTCCTGATAACACTGAACCGTCAGATGAGCGGCGTGACTCCTCAGCTACGCATCATCAGAGGCAAGTTCCTGAAGTCGAACATTACTGGAAGCGAGGCACAGCTGGTCGTAAGCGTGAACAGCAACGAGATTGCAAACCCGGAGGACTTCTTCCGCGCGAAATGGGCTGTATACAAGCAGCACGGCACTTCGCAAGAGGGACGTGTGGAACTGGGATGGGGCAACAGCGTGATGGCCGACAGGACGAAGACTGGATACGACAGAACACGGGTGCCTACTTTCGAAATGGAGGTCCATTCTGTTTCGGAATACCGGCTTTCTATCGGCACGGATGGGGAACCGGTGACGGGAACTGACGGCAAGTATATCGTGGGACAAGTGATAGACAACCTATAAAAACAGAAGAATCATGAATTATTATCTGACACCTACAAAGATTACGGAGGCACTGGGCCTTACACAACTGAGAAAAAGCACACCTGACGGAATGTATTTACTGTCAGAGAGTGACCTTGTACCTTACGGCATCGAACGGGCCAAGGAAGAAGGAGCCATAGAACTGAGCAATAACAGAAAAAGCGCACCTGCACAGGAGGCAACGAAGCCGGAACAGGCTCAAGGGGAAGGTTCCGGTGAAGACGGGAAGGAGGCTGAAGAAGCCACTGACGCACAAGAAGTGAGTGAGCAGGCAGAGACAGCGGAAGAAGAAATGGTAAACGAAAACAAAGAGGAGGAATAATCTATGGTGATTTCAGCACTTGACGAGCTCGCAATCATGCCTGACGGCGAGAATTACGCATCGGCCATGGGCTCACACTTCCCGGACAATGCGGGAAACGCACAGTACTATGACGTTGACGCTAATAACAACATCTTCAACGTTACTCCTACTTTTGCCGATGAGGATGGAAAAAGACTGATATTCTTTCCTTACATGTATTCTGCTATGGAAGGAAAGTACTTGGTACCTTCGGGAATCTGCACGTTCCGCATCAACAACAAGGATTCCAGCGAGGCTATCATCGCCTCCGGTACCGTTGAGCAGTTTGCTAATAACGGTGCCCTGGTGAATGGTGCAGGCGTCTGGGGCGTTAAGAATGTAAATGGTGCTGCCGTGAACGTCTTGAGGAACACGGTCTTTAAGACAATGACGTATACCATCAATGACGGTGCTGCCGGCAATATCGTCTTACCTGCACTTGCCATTATCGGTGACCTCCCCTATGGCTCGCGCAATGACATAAGTATTTTCTGTGAGTGCCAGGTAGGAGAGGAGCGACTGCTCTCAAGGGGTGAAGTGGAAATCAGACAGAAGTCGGAGGAGAACTTCAAGGTCGTCATCTCGGCGGTAAACAATAACGGCTCGAACGACCAGGTGATCAACTCAGCGTCGGAAGCTATTGTCCTGACTGCCAACCTGCTGAAGAACGGAAGCTCGTCAGGTGTAAGCGGTGCAACGTATAACTGGCATAAATTCAATGAGACTGGCATCAGCCTGCAGAACGGCGGCAGCTATGAAGGCTCAAGGACGGGAAAGTCTCTGACCGTGACGGAGCAGATGGTACCGGGCAATGCCGTCTTCGTCTGTGATGTGACATATAATGGCCAGACGTATTCTGCCAGTATCAATATCAATGATATCCAGGACCAGTACGCTCTTAATAAAGGACGCGTGGTGTACAAGGACAGCTCAAAGAATGTAGTAGTGGAAAACTCCGGCGTCATCAAGAAAGGATACGTGGTGGTGTACACTCCCAACGTCGTTGACAAGAACAGTGGATCTGTATCAACTGGCTGGACGTTCAACTATGTGCTGGAAAACAACGCGAAAGAAATAGTATCTTCCAGTACAGGCTCTTCCCTGGAAGTGTCTGGCGGAACTGTCAAGAATAACGGAGGACTCTATGTGCATATCTCAGCCCGCAACTCTAACATCGGATGACGTATGCAGCTGACGATTGAAGATACGCTTATCATCCTTCCGGAGGGGATGTGCTACGAGCGAAGATACTGCTCGTCCAGCACTTCCTCTCTGAGCCATACTCCCGCGACCCAGCCTTCACGGTGGAGCGCGGAACCGACGCCCATCAGCACAACCCAAAGGTACAGGTTTGTCAGCGAGCGACAATCGACAGATGGTGGAGAAACATGGGGGGCATGGTGCTCGGCACAGATAGATGCGTACCTCTCAGAGGATGGTAAGAGTATTAGCGTCAAAGGCTCGGCCAAGGGAATCATCAGTGGAAATCAGGGGCCAGAAAATATCGTAGCCTCCCCTGCTGAAGATGATGTGGTTCTCGATAACACATCCTACCCTTCAGGGAATATCCGTATATACAGGAACGGTTCCTGGATAGCTGGCGCTGCCGAGGATAATACAGCCTACATCACAGTCAGTGACGGACATTTATGGGTAGCTACCGGAAGTAACCTGGCTGGCAAGAAATGGACTGACTGCGGACAGGTGAAGGGCGATACTGGACAGACTGGGTATAGCATCGTGGCATCTCTGACCAGAAACAATTTCACAGAAGAACAATGGGAGACCTATGACAAGGAACGACGCGACGGAAGTCACACGGAGTCTTGGACCTATGAGAGGATAAATGCAGACGGAACGAATAATGGGATCTATACCAGCGCCATAAGAAACAATTGCCGGATAGGCGATTTCTTTATTATAGCAGGAACGGCTACGGATACGGGGAACAGTCACAGGCTGACTTATAAAAGTACTACCGATGCCGGTAACCTGGTGGGCTACTGTGTGTCGCATGAAATAGCAAGGGCTGGCACCGATGCTGTCGTGTATCAATTGTGCCCCATGCCTGGTATTGTCAACTTCCAAAGGAATGCTCTGGGCGAATGGAAAAGCAATTCCATACGTGTCATCTGCAGTTACAGGATAACAGCAGGGAGTGCTGTCAGGACAGTCGATTATAGCAGCGCTAATGACAGTGAACCTTATCTGTATCGGCGTTACAAGAAAGAGGACGGCACATTCACAGACTGGGTGAAGTCTTCGAGCGTTTCCGTTGGTACTGGCATTACTCATGCTTTTCTCGAGTTCTGCCTGTCTATGGCCTCTAATGCTGAGGACGTGGCGGAAAGTAATATTATTGTTTCAACTGACGTACCCATTCTTCGTGACGGTTCTCCTGGTGTCAAAGGCTCCACCGGCAGAATGGGCTATCCGGCCGGTGAACATAATAAGGATATTAACTATACCCGCAGTGCAACAGCAACACCGATAGTCCACCTGAAGGTGACAGGTAGCACCAATGAGTATTGGTTCCTTGATGCTGACGAGTCCGGTACCGGGGATGGGAGCGTTCCGTCCGACAGCAGCACCGTGTGGAAACCGGCAAGCTACTATGGCTTGGTCATTAGCGAGATGCTGTTCACGATGTTTGCCAAACTTGGAGGCTGGATCGTGGCAGGGGACTTCTTTATCTCGCAGTATGGAACGCTGATAGACGCCAATGGCACCAAGACGATCATCGGCATGACGAACGCAACTACACTCTTTAGCGGACGGGTAGCCTATGCTTGGTTTGACGGTAATGACCCGATGGCGCACACGCTTCCAAGCAGGGAATATTATAAATTCCGTCCGATGAAGGTTATGAATGCCGTAACAGGGGAAGAATGGATGGCTGGTGGCAACGTGCATATCAAGACCGATGGCTCCGTGGAGATGGAGAATGCCCTAATCAGAGGGTCTCTGATGTGCCATAAGGTGTACAGGACGCTCCCGGGCCAAAGCATCAACCTGTTTTCCCTTGATTTGGCAGGAAAATTTGCTTTGCTTGGCGACATAATCCTGTTGCATGGAAAATATGCCTCAGACTGCGTGCTGCGACTGCCTCCAGCAAAGTTCTTTCCTGGAGCTCGGGTAAAGATTATCAATGGCACATATCGTTCTGCATCCGGCTACCTTGACGGCGAACCAAGTATAGTGACGCTGGACGTGTTTCACTCGAGTGAGACGGAACCGGTTGTGGAAGATTCCTTCAACGTGGCAGTTAATAGCCTGGCTGTCGCAGCTCCTTTCGTACGGGCAGACGCGAGCACTATGTCGTTCTACGATTACTACGGGGAGCTGACGTTCGACTCATATACTTCTGTTGAATTGGTCTCTACGCTTAACTGGTACCAAAACCCTAACAATCCGCAATACTATGTCTGGATGGTTGTGGACGCAAGATAAGAAACATTATTAACAATAATTATTTTGAGAGCTTATGAACATAAAAGAACAATTGAAATTGCTGTTTACCAACAGTACAAACAACAATCCCGTAACCGCTTCGGGAGCAAGAATCCCTATTCTTAATGCTAACAATGACACCATAGGGAGTGATAGCGTTGAAAATACGGCAGCATTACTGGCGAAAAAAGGGGTGGACGGCGCTGTCAGGTTAGGAAGTAATGTGCTTATCGCAGTACTGGATAGCGACTACTACCGTTTCTATCTGCCTGAGTACTTCCCCGAGTCCTTGGTATCAAAGGCCGTCGGCGTGCTCGTGAGGGATGGGGACAACCATATCATCGTTGCCAAAGACTATGCTCCTACAGCACTTCTATGGGCAAACTCGAACGTTGCCGGAGGTACAACTAACCTCGGACGAGTGGATGCCTGGAAAGACCATGACGGAAGAGCTAAGACGGCTACGGTTGTGGCAACTCTGGGCGACAACGCTCCTGCAGCAAAATTCTGCGCTGAGTATTATCCTGCAAACGTGGAAGAAGGACAGGCACTCTTCGGTAAGGGAAGATGGTGGCTGCCTGCATCTGGCGACTTGTGGATGATGTACGCACACTTTAACGAGATTAATTATTGTTTAAAGTTAATTAACGGTACACTGCTAGCTCGGGATGCCCATTGGTCAATCACCGAGGTTTCTGCTACCGGCGCTTG